AGTATCAACTGATCGAACACTAAGTTCTCTCGTATCCACCAGGCAACATCATAATTAGAAACACCAATGATCTCAAAGTCTGCGGCTTGTCCCTTTGCATGTTGGCTAGTTGTCTTACTGCCAATCTCCAAACACAGTGCTTCACTACGATATCCACTAGATACAATTACAGGTGCTTTGAAATTGCCCCGTATAGGCTCTAGGACGTTCACACAGAGGGCTTCTAATGCCTCCTTATGCTTAGAGGTAGGAGTATTATCAATGCCGTTCCTGAGTGCTGTCTGGCTTTTTGTCATCTCCTGCAAGGAAAAGTGTGGTGATAGTTTCATTGCAGGAGCCTTTACTTTTTTCTACGCATACTCATCAGCTTGTCTGCGCCCTTGATACCGAAACTACTGCTGATGGCAATAAATAACAGGTACTGGTACCAATCCGGCAATGTCTCCAATATGGCAAAGCCCTCTTTGACTGCATCTCGCGTACCCTCAAACATTACTAGCGGCAGAGGTAGCAGAAGCACAATTAAGGATAGTTCGTCTTTCCAGCTTTCCTTCGTGGCATCTGCCATCGTGTTTTCCCAATCAACTTCCCCGGCAGCAATCTTCTTGGACACTTCGGCCTCTGCCTCTACCTTGGCGACCTTGGCTTGAACTTTTGCCTTGGAAACAGCCGCCCGGCTCTCCATGTAGTTACCAACAATCCCCGCCAATGGTGTTACTAGATTAGCCCACATTTTTGACCCCTATAACGCCCGTAAAAATAACGCCCAAATAATCAAACCACAAACGCCAGCAATGCCCGATACAATACCGACGAATATCATTAACGCGCGCACAAATTCTTCACGTTGCTTTTTAGCCAGTGCTTCCTGTACCCGCCGCGACTTGCGCGCCTGTGCTTGAAACTTTTGCCAATCCGACCACAGCCCTGGACGACCTGACCAGATCATCGTTTCTCTAAGTTGTTCTTCCTGCTGTTTCAACTTTTCCAGAGCCATAAATTCTTCCAGATCGGTGTTTGCCGTGTTCGCTCGTTTCTTCTTTTTTGCACGTCTTGCCAGTTCTTCCTTCGCTCCGACATATTTTGTGATTGCAGACCCGGCATCCGCTAACTCACGTCCGTTTTGAACAGCTTGCTTAATAATTGCGAATGCCGCGTTTGCAGCCGCTAATTCCGTAAGCAATGGTTAACCTCCGCCAATAACAATGTTCAGCAAAAGAACAATCGTGGCTCCACCAGTTCCGACGATTACCATTTCCAATCGCTTAATGCGATTGATCGTTTCCTGAAAGCGTTCCTCGCTCACAGCTTCCAGCTTGTCCACGCGACTTGTCAGACTTGTAACCGTTGGCTTTGCCATTCTAGCCTTCCAATGCCGCCACTTTAGTCTCCAGCGTTTCGATGCGCTCCATCGCTTCTTGTAGGGCTTTGACAGCTTTCATGTATAAGACGGAATATTTAACAGTTTTAATCATATCTGTGCTGTCGATGTCTGCTTCAATTTCCTCCACCAGTCCACTCATGTTTGAAGCGATCAACTCTTGTGCGATCACCCCAATATGTGTAGCAGAGCTTTTTTTATCGGCTTTAAGACTAAATTTTCTAACCTTTATTGCTTTTATGTCATCCCATTGACTACTAGCGTCTGAAATGTTTTCTTTCAAAGTTTCATCTGATATCGCACTATAAGAATTGTTGGTGTTTGCAAGGTTGCCATTACCTACAATTCGGGCTTCTCCAAGGTTTCCAAAAGCCCTTAAAACGGTTCCCGTGCCGTTTACATCTCTTGACAGTTGCAGTTGACCTGCTTGTAAAATTTTGAAACCAAACTCGCTTGTGCTGACATCCCCAGTGGTTCGTCCAATGAATATCGTGCCAGCAGAGTTAATTCTCATGCGTTCTGTGCTGTTGGTCATAAACACCATTGCCGTGGATGTTCTAGTGTCTATACGGGTAAGACCATCATCGGCTGATATTTCTAAAGCACTAGCTGTTGAACCAGTGCGCTGAAGGCGCAAAGTTGCGCTGTCAGCACGTTCAATTTCAATGCCGCCGCCGTAAGTAAATGCTGGACTGCTTGTACCCAAGCCTAGATTGCCACCTGAAGTTAGTGACATTTTTGTTGTAGCCGCTTCAGAAGAACCTGTCATAAAATCGAGCGATGTTGCATTGCTTGATGCGCTAAAGTCGCCTTCTGACCTACCTTGGATTGCCGCCGCTACCAGTATCGCATCCGTTCCAGTGCCTTCATCGGGTGCTTGAAAGTTAATTTTACCAATCACGTCATCAGCCGCGATGTCGGTTTCGCCCGTTGCAAGCGTTAAATTTATTGGCTTGTCGTCTGCCGTTGCTGTGTGTTTGAGCGTTAAGCCGCTATCTGCGACATGGGTAAGCTGAATTTCAGCGTCTGCGCCAAAACTAATTTTTGCGCTATCGGTGGGTAATGCTACATCGCCCGCGTCCGAAACCGACAATCGTGTCGCGTGGCTGTTTACGCTGGAACCTGACGAACCTGCACCAGTCGTTTGCAACAAAATGTTCCCTCCCGACCCACTGCCCGTGCTGGCTCCGCCGCGCAGAGTGAGTGCCGTTCCAGCACTATTCGTCCCTGAAGAATCGGCCACATCGATGATCGTTGCTAACGTAGCCGCGACATCTGAACTCTGATCTAGCTGCAACAAAGGGATGTTCGCGTCATTGTCCTCGTTTCGTATGTAGAGAATATTCGCAGAACTATCGTACCAAATCTGGTTTGCGAATGTCGTCGATGGGGCAGACGTTCCACTGTTGTTAGAGACAATCGCTTGCAAAACATTGTTCAGATCAGTCCGTGTTGCCGGAAAGCTCTGATTGTCTATCACATAATCATGCTGTGTCATTTACTCACCTTACGAAATAACTGCGCCAAATCCTTTGGCTTGGAAATCGAATGTTCTATCTATAACAGTATTTGAACTATTTTTGAATACTACGTTGAAACCAGTTGCACTTTTACTGCTCACGACAAAGAAATCTCCGCTTGCCATATTCTGCGCGGTGATTGCTACATTCTCCAAACTCTTGAACGCCGGGCTGAACGTGACTGTTTTGCCACCAGCATCCGTTCCGCTTGCGATGTCATTGCCGTGGTCAAAGCGATCCGGCATATCCACTGTCACTTGCAATGTCTCGACTTTCGGTGACGCGGCTGTGTCATTGCTGTTTAGAACAGCGCGGAACTTTAGCGCGCGCGCCGAATATTCCCCGACTACAAACTCTCGGAAGTCCGTAAACGTAGGCGAACCAGACGGGTCATCGTCTGTCGTGGCGATTTGCAGTGTCGCGTTAGTGTCTCCAAAGCTGGAAGTGTCACCGTCGAAAAAACCTTCCCGCGCATCGAATAATCCGGCAGCATCTTCCAGTAGATTGACATAATCCAGACGATTAATGACTACCTTGGATGTGACACGGCTGGTGAACTTGCTGCCTAAATCAACCACTGTGGCAAAGTCATAAGTGCCTTCATTGTCCACTGTGGAGCCACCGCCATCGAACAGACCTACCAAATCATCAAAGTTACCTGTCGCGCTGTCGAATAGCGTGGTCGTTGTCAAAACAAGCGCGCTGTCTGCAACAACCACATCTGACTTAGTGCCAGAGAATGTTGGGTTTTCCGTCACCGTCTGGACTACGTTGCCAGCCTCAATCTCATTAATGATGGCGATAGTCGCAGTGGCGTTGCGGCTTTCTCTGCCGCCTTTATCAACTGACTTAATAAGATATGTGCCTGTGATCGCTGGCACAATCGCGGAGTTGCCGGGGCGACTTAGCTTTTTCACTAACGTCCGTGATGTGTTAAACGCCGCGCCTGACGTTGCGGTGCTGTGCCGGATGATGTAATGGCTCAAATCCAGGTCTGCCACAGGTGTCCATGATAGGTGCGCTTCCTTGCCGATGATGTTGACTGAAAAGTTCGTTACATCGGCTGGCAGATCAAGCGATGCCGTGATCTGTTGGGTGGCATTGGTGAACGCTGACTTGTTACCTAGACCGGAGATGCTTCGCGCCCGCACATCATAAGTCGTGCCAGCCTCGACATTAATCATCTCAAAGCGCGTGGATGATGATGTGCCAAGGGACGTAAATCTGCTTTGCGTTGTCTTTTTTGCCTGAACTTCAAACGCCGTTGCAAGATTGTCACCTGTAGAAACATCCACCAGCAAAACATCAATCGCTTCTTCGTTGACTACGCGCAGTTCATCAGACGTTGTGACCGATGGCGCAAGGATTTCAAACGGCGATCTGAGCGTAGTGTTGTCGGCTGTGAACGCTGTTTCTTCCGCAGACCAATCGTACACGCTAGAAGCCAGTTCACGCACCGTCAGATCAACCCCAAGCGTTGCGGAACCGTCATCGCTTACGGAACTTGCAAACTGCCAGTTTGTGATCTCGAACACTTTGCTGCTGAACCCGAACCGATCAAGCGTCACCATGATCGTGTCACCGACATTGTGCTTAAAAGCTGTCAGCTTGCATGGCAGTGTCATCACTAGCTGCTGACGGGCTTTAAACAGATTGATCTTCGCAATACGCTGCGCCATGCTCGATGACTGTGTAAACGGCAAGTCAAGATTGGTGAAAACCTGCTCGCCGTTGTCCTCAGTCTCGAATGTGCTGGACGTTACCGGAGTATAATCTGTTGGCTGGAAGTTGCCATCTTCGGCTGGCAAAAACACGCCTTTAACCGCATTGAAGTTATCCCGGCGGCTTGGCTTTGTGTTAATTGTGATTGCACCCATCAAATCATCTTCAGTGAGGGTTACGCTAGGCGCAGAATACGCACCAGCTTTGACGTACCACTTGCCGCCGGAATAGTATAACGAACCAGCCATGCTCGACAGTATTTCTTCAATGATCTGTTTGGGCTGGTTTTCCGTGTCGATAACGCCGTGCGCTTCGTATCTATTTTCCGTCCCGCCAGCAGCCAGCGTTACATCCTCATCGCACACGTTTGCCGCCGCATCGAAAGATGTTGTGTCGATCTCTGTTGCCGCAGAGCCTAGCCCATATTTTGTGTCTGTCAGATAGTCGCGCAAGATTAATACAGGATTGCTGGAAAAAGCTGTCGCTGATGTGCGTGTGTCCAGCACTTTCTTGCCTTGAACGATTGCGCTGATATTTGGGATGCCGTTTGGAAACGCATCGGTGTCATAGGTTAGCTTGGCATAAATATATGCTATGCCACGAAAGCGATCATTCGTGGTCAGTCCTGACGTATCAAAACCGCCACCAGTGTTAAGATTTATGGTTCCGTTAAACGCCTGATCGTCAGCACCCAGACCCGTCAGCACTTGCGCCTTGCCAGCATACTGCGATGGGGCTGTCACGTTGCCAGAGCCATCTAACGTCAACTCATCATCATTAAAGAATATCTTTTCGATGCTGTTCAACTCGTTCGACGCTATCGCCACGATCATGTGCAAGAACTCAGACTTGCCCGTGGTTCGCATATACACGATGCCGCCGGACACCTTTTGACGACCATAGACAATCTTGCGGCTAATCAACGGCTGCTTCACCATCTGGCTTCTTGCAGCCATGCTTCCTTGCGGATTGATCTTTGGCTTTTTTTGCAAAGCCATCGATAGGCCAGAAAGAACCAAAGTTGTTACAAAAACTGTTGAAAGACTTGCTGCGACAAAACCCGTAACCAAGGCCGCGCCCACGGCATTGGCAACAAAAGTTGCCCCCGTTGCTACAACTGCGGCTGCTACGGCTTGCGGTGCCATCCTATACTCTCCACGCTTTCACGCCTTGGCTGTAGTCAAAAAACAGCAAGCCTTTTTCACCCGTGACCGCAATCTTGTCACCTGTAAGAACCCCAACAGCCAAACCGTCTGGCGTTCCCACCACTGACCAATCACCCCGCCGGGCAACGCGCATATCTATCTCGTCCAAACGCTGATCCATGCAATCAATCATGCCATAATACCCTTCACGCATAAAGGCGCGCATCGAACCAAATTGGTTCGTGTATTCGGCTTTGTACAATTCTGGAAATCGTGTCTTGCCGCAAACTGCTTCTTCGCATCGAACCGCAAATGTGAAGCAATCATTGGTCGCCCACGCAAATGGTTCGTGACGATAAATCTCAATCGTTTCGATAAGGTTAGCTTCCCAGCCAGCAACCCTAGAAAAGTGGCATGTTCCCAAAGCCGGGAGGGAGTGCAAAACTGCTGTCATCTTTACCTGATCCCCAAGCTATCTCTTTATCCTGCAAATCCGCAACGAACCGCAAACTTGTGTCGCCCGGAAACTGGTTTTGCTGGTCGTTGTCTGTAAAGCGGCGCACTCTGGCACGTTCAAGATCAATTAGGCGGCTTTCGGCTGAAAGACTAATGCTTGCTGTTTCCCCAGCGTCCTCAATGGTCATAACATCCATGCGCCCGTCAAATACAAGATATGGGTCTGCCACGACTGCGCCTGACGAGATAACGCCCAGATAAACTTTGGCTGCGCGCCCCTGATAGCTTTCCGTCAGTGCAACAGACACCAGACTGCTATCAATGCCGTTTAACGCCAGATTTACGCCCCTAGCAGCCACCTCAACGGTTTCTTCTATGGGAGATATAGAAAGCAACTGACCGCCCCCTATGTATGTTTCTGATGCTACTGTGATGTCTGTGTAGCCAGTCCATATCCGCACATCACCACTGTCAAAAGCCAGCTTGATAGCAAAGAAGGGTTCCAGTTCCGATGCTGCAAGCTGGTTCTGAACTGCCGTGGTAAGGTTCCGGCTCATAGACTTTCCACCGCGCCGAAAGCAATACCATACAGCCCCATATTATTGATGTTCCAACTGCTTGCGTTGTCATTTAATCGGAACACGCCCTTCGCACCTGACACAACAACAGTTGAATTGTTAGTCGGTGATGACCGCAGATTAGGCCAGATATCCAGCGTGGCTTCGCCCGAACCATTACTGCTGGCGTTTGTCAGGACTTTATAGAATTGAGCAGTTGCGCCCGATCCTAGCTGTATGTAATCGCCAGCTTTAAGATAGTTTGTAGCACTTGCCGGAAGCCCATCTATCGCCAAGCTGTCTCCGGTCTGACTTGCGCCGTTCACAAGTGGTGTGCCAGCCGCGCTTGATGCTGAACCTTGCGGAGTAGTTGCCAAGGGATCGCCCAGTAGGAAAGTGCCTTTTTGCCCGTACAGGCTTGTCAGAAACGCCACCCATTCTTCCGCGTCTTCGCGTTGCATGGGTGGCAGTTTTATATCTGCTTCCCATCGCTGACCACTGAACTGATAAGTTTGCTGTTTGAATGTAAAAGGCGATGTGGAAACACCGACCACGTTGCGCGCGATCAATGTGATCTCTGCGACAGTTTTATTAGTTGGCGTTGATAGCGGATAAGATATAGACACAATCAGCCCCCAAACGCTTTGCTAAACGAACCGCCACGCAGTCTACTATCAGCCACCGCCGCTTTTGTTGCATTGGCAATTTGTGGCATTAGGTTCACTATTTCAGAACGGACTGTTTGCTGAACGCCCGTGGTGACGTTGATGGTCTGGTTAACAGTTACACCACCGCCGCCAACACCAGCAGCCGCCAACGCTTTATTGCTAATGATTGAGCCTGATGACGAAGGCACGAAAAGTTCTTTTCCCATTTCCCCGACGACCCTTGGAACGCCACGTTGAACTGATCCACCTATTGCAGTGACTTTAGGTGGGGCTGCGCCCCCTGTTGAGCCACGCGAGAAAAAGCCACCCAATGCTTCAGCTATCGGCGCGCTGACTTGTTGTTGGATAACAATCCTAGCAATATCAGCGAGAATTGATTGCGCCATTGATCTAAACGCTTCCTTTGCACTTTGCGCGCCTGTCACAATATTCACAAGACTGTCTTCAAGGGTCTTCACACCTTTGAGTGCGGCGTTTTCTGTATTGGCCTCTACATCTTTTGCAGCTTTTGCGTAATCTTTCAAAGCCTGTTGCCCTTCGGAAAGTTTATCGGTCACTTTTCCAATGCCTTCCAAAACTCTATTCAGTTCGGTGTTCAGTTCTTCAATTGTTTTAGCCGCGCCGCCACCCTGCTTTCCAGCCGATTGTGCAGTTGCCTTCAGTCGTTCACTTAATTCAGCAAGGCTAAAAATTGTGTCGCTAAAATCGATCTCTGCAACGCCCGGCAACTTTGCAAGCGCGTCTGTGAACGATTGCAACGCAAGAACGGCATTAGTCGCCGCGCCAACTATTTTAGACGACAAATCAGCCGCGAAAGCCGTTATGCCGCCTGATCCCTGTTGCAATATTTCTGTTAAAAAGTTCACTGCGCCAGCTAATTTTCTGCCGATTGCCTCTGCAACATCGGGGCTGTTTCTTAATAATGTTGATAGAGCGCGCGAGAAATCATTTATTGATTTATTAAATCCAGCATCACCAATCGCTGTTTTGAAAGCGTCAAACGCATCACCCAGATTACTAAATGCACCACTCAAAGTTTTGGCCTGTTCTGCCGTTGCCCCAGCAAACTCCGTCTGACCAAGACTAACAAGAAAGCCCTGTATTTCTTCCGCAGTATTTTTCACTTCTGTCTGAACACCGCCAAAAGTGAACGTGATCCGTTCACCCTCTTTGCTAGCCTTTATGCCAAACTCTTTTAGTCTTTCAAATTCGCCTTGCACGGCATCTGTGACTGCTTCTGAGAATTGTTGCAGAGATTTGCCAGAGCCGCTTGCAATATTACCAAAGGCATCGAGCGCAGTGATGGATGGCTGGATGCCTTGCGCTATAAGAATGTTGAAACTTTTTGTGACTTCCTGAACACTGAATGGTGTCTGGGCTGCAAACTGTTTGAGAACATCAAAAGCACCCGCCGCCCTTTCAGACGAGCCTAGAAAAGTTTTAAGCGTGGCTTCAAGTGATTGAAACTGCCTATTTGTTTCAATCGTTGATTTAACCAACAACCCAAAACCAGCCGCACCAGCCAAACCAGTGATTGCTGTTTTGGTGTTAAAAACAGTTTTTCTGATAGCCCCAAGGCCAGCATTTACAGTCCGGAAAGCGGCGCGCGTCTTGTCAAACGCTCTTATGCGAATATTAAGATTTTCTTGCGCCATCAACGATCTCCAGGTATGCCAGCCAGCTTACAAGTTCATTATATGGCAAACATTCGATCTCCGCGATTGTTTTGTTTAAGCGATCAGCTAGGCCGTACATAACAAACAAAAACTGATCGCTTCTTAGTTTTTTTCTGCGTCCTCGACGTTATTAAGAGTACCCATCAACTTGCTTGCCACATCACCCACGATTGTAAGAGGCTGGCGCATCAGGATGGGCTTGTCACCAACATCAAAAGCCTTGTCGCCCTGGTCGGTTTCGGCCTTCATAATTATCAAATCAACCAGTGCTTCGATCGTCTGATTATTCAAAAAGTCAGGATGCTTTTTTTGCAGCTTGTTGAACTCACCGCAAAGCAGTTCGCCAGCAAATAGGACAAGCGGTTCGTCCTCGCCCCATTCTGCCACTTCTATGCGTGTTCGTTCAGTGGACGTTTTAGCCCTGATTTGTTCGCCAAGTTTAGACATCGTGCCACCTCTGTCTGCCTAAGTTAAACTGTTGTTTCGGTAACGCCGCCAGTTCCTTGCGCTGAAAATGCGACTTCGACCATTCCATCAAAACTAGATGTCACTGTTTTACCCGTCACAATCACTGTGCCACTAAAATATGTGTCACCAGATGCCGCGCCTTCTGGATAAAGTTCTAGCGTAAGCTGCGAACCTACGTCCAAGGCGTTTTGCGCCGTGTCAGTCTCATCGAAAAAACATTCGACTGATGCAGTGAACACTTGCAGACCGGGTTTAAAGCTACGAAAGCTGTCGCCCATGCTTGTGTCCTCGATGACTTCGCCGCTTATCTCAAGCGAAAAAGACCTTACCTCTCCAAGGGATGCGCCACCAACTTTGACAGTTCCCTCGCTTCCCGCATGTGTTGCCATGATCTAGTCCTCAACTTCGGTTGCAACTTCGTCGGATTTTTTAGGCTTCCGACCTCTCGCCTTTTTCGGTTCATCTTCAGTGTAACCCATCCCGATCAGCTTTTTAGCAGTATCAGGCCAGCAGTTTACTGCGTTTCCATCACTATCATATACTGTAACACGCTTCATCTTAAACCGCCGTTTCAACATCGTTTTCAATAGTAGCAAACTGGACTGAAACTGTAAACTTTCCAACGCTCACAGTCTGCTCACCATCCGGCTGGAAGTCTGCTTCAAAGGCGGTTACTTGTGTGTCCTTTGCCCTGCCACCTCGCGTCAGATCAGTCTGCAACGCTTCTTCAACCTCAACCGCAATCGTGTCCAGCGTGTTATCCAGATTTGCAGTCCCTTTGACATACGCCTCAACACTGACTTCTAAAACGCGCATCTGTGTGCGCGGCACAGTCATTGTGGAATATTCCGTATCTTCGGACTTTGTGTAAATGCAAAGCGCGGGAAGTTTTGTATCTTCAAGCGGAAAAAATCGCGTTTGAAAAACATTGCTGCCTGTGGTGGTCAGCCCGGTTAATGTGGTCGTTATATGGTCACGAATTAGCTTCCTGACGTGAGCCATTAGTTCTGCTCCAGAACCAAAGTCGTCACGCCCGTGCCATCGTCTTGCACTATGCGAATAGTGTGCGCCACTGAATTGATTGTGATTGCATCGCCTTCGCGCGCAGATGAGACATCGGATGTCTGGCAAACAAAGCGCGGTTGCTGGATTGCGATGCCTATTGTGCCACCAGCATCGGCCTCGAAATATTCATTGTCAAAAATGCCGTTGATATTTGTGGCTGAACCGCCCTGCGGCGTATAGCTGGCAGTTACGGCAAAATCGTCTGCCTCAAAAAATATCGCGCGCTCTGTGGCGGTTTCGACAGCCATTATTCATCTTCTGGCGTGGCGACTTTTTTGACAGCGCGATTAGTCTTTTTAGGCGCAGCCTTCTTTGCTTTCACAGCAACGCCTCGCGCAATTAATCGCTCTGCTACATTGTCATCGATTTCATGCTCAGTCCCGGCGTGTAGATTGCCGCCAGCACCGATGAATGTTTTTTCTAATATCTTAACTTTCATAGTTCCTCCACGGGAAAGTGGGACAGCTTAGTCTCCCAAGCTGCCCCCCAAACCACTAAGCAGTGCTGACCTCGTTAGTTACAGCAAAGCTGACAGCATTTCTGATGCCAACATCGACCTCGCCATGAAGCACTAAGCGTATCGCTCCGCTTTTCGAGTTGCTAAATGGATCGACCAAAATGCTTGGCGCACCGAACTGAGCAATCATCAACTGGCTGAAATCACCAAAGATAAGCGCAGAGGCGTCCGTCCCACCATCACCGGGGTTCAGGTTAGATGGCACGTTAGCAGTGAACTCGACAGGATAACCATAAAGGTTATTCCACGGATCATTTAACAGCATCACGCTATCTGTTGAACCGACTTTGACAGTGGTTGCCAACTTGCTTTTGACCTTGGCATTGGACAAGAAACCAGCAGCATTTCCATTAACAATCCCATTGTCCTCCTCAACCAATTTCACAAGATCCACGATGTCTTGCCAAGTTAAGGCAGCAACATCGGTATCGGCTGAAATGTCCAAGTCATTGATGCCGGATGTGTTCAGGATGCCTGTCGGCTGGCCTGATGAACCACTGCCTTGAATAGCGTGTTTCTCAATGGCATCGGCAGCAGAAGCAAGCAGATCATCGCGTATGATTTGCTCGATGCTTGGGACTGACTCGAGTGCGAGATTTCTGCTGAATTCCACGAACGCGCCCATTGTGCGGGGCTGCAAATCGAGAGAGCCATCAGTTCCCGCTCCGTCAGAAACGTCACCAAGTTCCTCAACAAACCCGGCAGTTGCACCTGTCGCCAGTTTAGGCATTTTGATGCGACTTGTCAGACCCGACATATATGTCGCTCCAAGGTTTCCAAGAACCTGACGAGCGCGCAGTGCTTCGATAAACATATCTCCGCGATGCTCTGTTGGAACAAAATCATCGAACACGACTTCCGATCCTGTCGCACCTGTCGCGGCAGTAGCAAGCGCGCCACGCTGTTGCCATGCAAAATCAGGGACGTAAATGCCCTGCGCTTCTTTACCGACAGAGCGTGTGATTTCATCGTTCATTTCACGCTCAAAGCCAGCTTGACGCCAGTCGCCTGTGATCTGAGCCTTGATCATGCGACCAAGAGAATATGAACGCTTTTCCTTTACAGGTGCGTCCACCACACTTGGCGGCGTATCAAGTGGCTTGTCATCACCGATGACATCAAGCAGTTGACCGCGAAAAGCGTCAACGCTCAAACCATCACGGATGGCAGCATCGCCAAGATCACGCTTGTTGTGTTTTGCAGCGATAGCAAGAATTTCGCTATCATTTTTTCTTGCGGCTCTAACAGCTTCTGCTTTAGCCGCATCCAAGTCAACGACTTGGGTTTCAGTTGTATCAGTCATAGCAATCTCCGTTTTAACTGATGTTTTCAGACCGGAAACTGACCGACCAACACCGACCTGATTTGACTGATCAGCCGGGATGCTGGTAATCGATATTTCCATAGGCGTTGTCGCAACCCTAACAACTTCGTCGGGATCGCTGTCACGCTCAACTCGACCATCTATTCGATAGCCAACACTGATGTTCTGACGGATACCATCCCGAACATCGTTAAAGACTTCAGAAGCAAGTTCACCTTTTCCAAAACGAACTATGGCGCGCAATCTGCGCTCATCTTCATCCATCTCAACTTCTTGAACCACGCCAATCTGCTTAGTCATATCGTGATCCAACAGCAATGGCGCGCGACCAGAGTTTAAAAACTCAAGCTTCATGCTTTCTCTACTGTGGTCGATCACTTCCATGCCAAAGTCGCGCTCAACTGGTTCTTCGCTGGATACCCCAACACGAACTGTGCGCGTTTCTTCATCAATGGCACGATCATCGTCAAAGTGATGATAACGCTTGGACATATTCAAGCGATCAAGACGTTCCATATCTTTGTCTTTGTCGCCCTTGTTTTCTTTGTCCTCCTCATCCTCGTCGTGATACGGACGCGCTTCTTCACCTTCCATCCCTTGCATCGGTTTTGCAAAAGTGATGGTGTACGCCTCGTCGGTTTCCTCGACGTTCAAAATGTGCCTCTCTTCAAAATCAGCCATGTCACGTTCCTTCGTTGATAGCGGATGTCCTAAGGGTAGCAAATCAGTGTCATGCTTTCCACCCTGAAACCGCCCGTTTCGCAATGCAAAAAGAAAACTATTGGTTCTGGCAAATGCCCACATCTCAGGAGATGTTACATTCGGTCTAACGCTTCCTGGTGAATTTTTATAAGCACCGATGCCGCGCTCAAACACAGACAACAAAGTTCTGTAAGTTGTTCGTTTTGTGGCGGCATTGTTCACTTCTTCATTATGTTCTTTGACTTTATTTCGCAAAGCTGTCTCAACGCGATCTGAAACCTGTCGATCTTTTTGCGCCTCAGAGGCCGACCCATATTCTTTTTGCTCAAGATATTTTATGGCTTCGAGAATAACGTCCTTCATCCCCTGTTCACCTAACACGCCGATGACCCCCCATTTTAATTGAGCTGTCACACCGGCAATGTTAGATGGTCTGGCTGGCTTGTCGCCATCGGCAAACTGTTTGCCATCTTCAAAGTGACGCGCTGCCCATGCCTCGCGCTCTTTGATCCAATCCAGTGTGCCTTGCGTTTCAACTCCGTCGCGCGCTTTTGTCCAAAAGTTGAACGCTTCATTGCCACGAATATTGCCGCCCGTGTCCCAAATCTCTTTGTTGTTTTCCTTAACGCTAAGCGAAAACTCATAGTCAAACTGCGGATAATTGCTATTCCGCAAGCTGATCTTTTTATCGTCGCCTTTGGTGGGGAAATCAGTCGCCATCACTGCCCCCGGTCACTTCAGCTTCGACTGGCAGTTTTGTGCCAAACGGCTGGAAGGCCAGATTGATGCCATAACGCGCGGCAAGTTCTTCGTCCGACTGGATTTGCGAAAACACATCTTCCACATCGCGTCCATAATTCGCCGCAATATCCGACAGGCTTACAATGCCATTTTGCAGTGCGGTGATGTTTGCGTTTATTTCCCGTTGCGGATCGACCCATGCAAAGCCGCGCCCACGGAAAAACACATTGTCTGAAAACTTGTCGAACTTCGCCATCGGCAGTGGAATGTTGCCAGCAGTCATCGCGCTCTCCAGCCATGCGCGAAACACTGGTTCGCAAAAGTGCTGAATGAAGAAAGAATGCAACGCCTTGTAATGGTCGCGCTCCTCGATAGTGCCTTGCCGGATGCTAGAATATGACACCCCCGTAAGATCATTTGACAGGCTGGTATAACTGACGTTAAGTCCAGACGATATTCCACGCAACACGGCTTTCTCGAAATCATCAAACGCCGATGTCGGATGGGTCGGGTCGATCAACTTCAAGTCCTGACCTTCCGGAAGTTGAAAAATGCTGGCTGGTTCAAAGTCTATTAACGGACGATCTTCCTCAGTTTCATCGTCGCCCACAAAATCTTCGCCGCTAGGCGATGTGAGAACAGCAAACTTTGATGCAGCCGCGCGCGCTGCTACCAATTCAGCTTCGCGGTATCCGTGCAACATCTTGATTGACGCTATCGCCGGAGCCATGAATGGTTCGCCACGGGTTTGGTGCGTTCTTGCTGGCATGAACAGATGTATCATTTCGTCTGCCGGGACGCGGACATGCTCACGCTTTTTGGGCGATCTGAAAAAGCTGTCATTCGGGTGGCTGGTCAGAACATGATAAGCAACAGGCCGATGGAACTCATCCAATTCAACGCCCATGCGGACTTCGTTGCCGTTGGTTTCATTGCGACCATTTTCCTGATCGTCCACCAAGTCAGCTTCGATGAACTGCAAAGTAAAGTTGTCTGCGTATTTTCTGTTGCGTATCTTTTTGATAAACACTTCGCCATCGCGCGCTAATGTCTCTGCCGCAACGCGCTGACAGTCGAGCCAGCTTAGTCGCCCGGTGACATCTGCGTTGCCCATACGTCCCCAGCTTGAGAAGGCGTTTTCAATAATTGCATTGCCAGCCGCGTCCAATGAACGATCATCGTTGCGCGCGCGAACCTGAACGGAGAAACCGCGCTCCCCAACAACATTGGTTTTTATTAGGTTCAAATATCTTTTGGCATATTCATTGTTGCGCGCCAGATCGCGGCTTCGATTTCTTAGCACTGGCAGCGATGCTTTGAGTTCACTGTCTGCGGAAAAACTGGACGCAATAAAATCGCCAAAAAGTCTGCCACCGTTTGCACCCGCATAATTACGAAACAGGTTTTTAAACCTCTTTTGTTTTGGCTTTTCAGTCCGGCTTAAAAAATCAAACATGCCCATGATCTAAAACCTTCCCAAAATAGTGGACTTTGTTTTGCGACCATGCGTGATCCGTTCTTGCCTTTTTATTTCGTTTACTTCCCGCCGATAGTAGTCGCGCCACTCTAGCAGCTCTGATGGTGTAAATTTATTCAGTGATCGCCCATTGATAGAATAGCTGCTGACATCGCTATCGGCTTTGCCCTCCAGAATTGTCTCGATTTTTTGAAGCATGATTTCAGCATGGGCGCGCGGATCGACATTGTTATCATAGTCTGTCGAAACTTTGATCTGACCTCGATCAACAATAATTCGACTGCCATCACTGTTCTGTCTGATCTCTAACTGGTAATGGTAGTTCCCAGCCGTGAAGCTTGCGCTAGACGATGACGCTACGGAAAACAGGTAGTCGTCATCTAACGCGCTTGCAGTTAGCGTTATTTCAGTGTTTGCCCCGGTGCTTATACGGGCAATCAGTTTCATCTGGTGTGCTGAGTTTGCGTAGTCGTCAGAAAACTCTGTTATCTTGAACTGAATAAAGTCTCCGATAAAAACTTCGTCTGGGACTCCGACTGGTGCATTATCGCTATCAAAAAGATTTGCCAAAAATCACACTCCTCATCGCCACCCTTGAACAAAACCGCTTTGTCTGCGCGGTGTAGCCTGTCGCCTTTTGGGTCGCTTGGCTTTATCCGCGTCACGAACAGGAGCCGCAGACGACTTCTGTGCTATCACATTAACATTCACGTTGACTATTGACAACGCCGCTATCGCATAGACGCGACAGTCGAGTGCCTCGTTTCTTGGGCGCACTTTCACCCATTGGCGACGATAAAAACCGCGCACATATTTTTTGACAACTTTTTCGGCTGTAAGTTGCTTAAAATATTCATCAGGATAATGATCGGGGAAATGACAATATCCCGCCCCTTCTTCTTTTATTTTTAGACGCGAATAAACAACTTCCTTAATCGTATCTACACCGATAGAGAACAGTTTGCATTTCAGGTTATTATTGGTCGATGGCTTGCCGACCATTGGCTTGCCCTCTCCGCCCACACCCTTGATGGCAAAAATGCGACGACCTATGCGCGGCTTGCAAAACTTGTAGACGCTCTGCGTGTGATGACCACCACTGTCAATCGCGGTTGCTTTGATGCCTAGCTGTCTGCCATCCTCGCGCTCCCATTCCAAAGTCAGATAGCTGTCAAGATCAGCCCAGACGTTGCTGGCTGATGGATCGCCATAGAATATTTTAAAATCAATACTGTAGCTTTCCTCGTCACGCGCCCAGCCGCAGACCTCGATCTGGATGGAATCATCTTGTACATCGACCCCGGCTGTTAGGAACACGACTTGTTCTGGTATCTTGTCGCCGTAGTTTTCACGGTGCGTGGCAATATCAAAGTCATCAATTCTTTCGCCCTGATCTTCCCACGTTTCGCCAAGGTATGTATTGACCCAGACGCGCAAAGTCTCTGGCAGTTTTTTTGCCTGTAGAAAATCGCGCACCGCTTCTTCCAGTGGTATCCACGGACTGCATAGACCAGAAAGTCGGAAACCCGCCACCCCGACAAGTGGATTGGTGGCTATCCACTTTCCCCGTTTGATAGCACGTTGCCGCGCTGCGTCATCCCAGAGTGTGCCGCAGTGTTCGCAATGATAAACGGCTGTCTCTGGCCTGTCCGCTTCCCAATGCACATTTGCCCACTGCATGACCTGATGCTCACCACAGTCTGCACACTCGACATGATATTCGCGTTTGTCGGAGTTTTCAAACGCCGCTTCAATGCGACTTGATCCGCGATTGGTCGGGGTGCTGACCATCACAAACTTGCGGTTCCAGAATGTTGCTGCGCGCTTTCGAGCCAGATCAATGGCATCGCCTTCAGTTGTGACTTGGTATCGGTCAACCTCATCAAACAGCACCAGCCGGATGGGGCGTGATGCCAAACCAGACGCAGAGTTTGAACCGACCAAAGTTATGTGACCGCCATCAAACTGTTTGGTGTATAGCGTGTTCCCACTGTCTCTCGCGCGCGGGTCTTTTACTTTGCCGGATAGACATTTCGTGTCGCGTAACATTGGAGCCAGCCTGTCGCGGGAGAATGTTGCAGCCATATCCAGCGTGGGCTGAACGACCAGCATAGGTGCTGGTTCCTGATCTATGTGATAGCCGATCAGGTTCAACAGCATTTCCGTTTTGCCAATTTGAGCGCACGACATGACAACTATGTTTTCAATCTTATCGTCGCTGATGGCATCCATGATGCCGCGTTGATATTCCGCGCGATCTGTTGACCATGCTCCGGCTTCCGCTGATGCCTCTGGCGATAGCCGCCTATATCTATCAGCCCAATCGCTGACGTTGAGATCAGGCGGCGGTGCTAGATTGTGAAATGTTTTCTTGGCTATCTTGGTCAGTGGTAGCCCGGACAGGATTAACTGTTTTGACTTCGATTGCCGCGAGTTCTTGGAGCGCGTCATTGATCGCCTCTTTCAAAATCTTTTTTGCTTCGGTTTGGTTCTTGGCAGCAAAAACCTGTGTCGCAGACTTTGTCGGTATGCTCAAAAGTTTCGCGCGCATGTTGCTTGCCATAGCGTCCCACGCATCTGCCACATCGTCTGCCGGAATAAGATTGTCTTTCATTTGCTCTCGTTCCATTTCTGCCATGTCTGCTTTCGCAGAGGTAAGCCTTGCCCGGTGCGCTGGATAATCGAAAACACCGACATCAGTGTTGACTGCCTTGTCTCGCAAATAACGTATGTATGCGCGCACAACTGGAACAAGTTCATAACGACCACGCGCTGCTCGCGGTAACACGCCTTCCTTCACCAGTTGATTGACGCGGCGCTCTGTTAAGTCTAGCAGCTTTGCAACCGTGGCAAGCGGGACTGTGTTATTAGCTGCCATGACGTTCTGCCTTCATCTCATCAAATGTCTTGCCTGTCTCTGCGTGAACTGCCACTTTGCCAGTGAAGTCTTGCCAACGGTTGATGACCACATCGACATATTTTTCATCCAGTTCCATAACGTAACATCTTCTTCCAGTCTTCTCCGCACCAATCAATGTCGATCCAGAACCACCAAACGGCTCTAAACAAAGCCCTCCTTTTGGTAGACTGGTTTGCATGATGCGCTCCATCATCTCAACTGGCTTTGGTGTTGCGTGTCCATGACGTTCTGATCCATGAACTCTGGGAAACTCCCAAACATCTCTCATTGAATCATGCGAATTATCAAAATAACTTCTGTCAAGATTTTCTCTTGGAATATTTTTAACCTTATTCCATTCTGCCTTTAAATCTGCCCAATCACGCTTAAAGTTTTTTGAAAACTCATTCTTAATAAGTTCGTATTTATCTTTTGAGATTAAGGAAAACTGAGATGTTGTGAACCAATGACTAAACATATTGGAGCCAAATAAATCTTTGAATATTTTAGAATTAAGCCCACAAGATTTTGCCTCTTGTTGCAAATAATCCAATATAGGTCGCCATTCTTCGGGGAATTGATCAGAGTTTACATTTTCAACAAACTGTTTTCCGTATTGATAATAAAGGCATCGTTCTGATGCTTCAGGATATTGCGTCAGCAATGGTGACTTCATTCCTGATATGCTTTTTTTATCCCATACAATTTCATTTCGTATTTCCAATGGCTCACTGTCATTCAGACCGCCTTTATAAAAAAGTCTCCACAAGTCCGGTGCGTTTCCCCATATATAAGCAGATGCATTAGGTGTTAAAAAACTTCTGAAAGTCACTATCCATTCCATTTGGAACACATCTAGTTTTTCTTTATATAAATTATCATTTAACACACCATCTTTTTGCTTTCCCATTCCATAGGGGGGATCAGCGTGCAATAACTCTGCTGTTTCATTCTGCACTAATTTTTCAGCGTCACTAAAAGATGTTGAATCACCACACATAAGGCGGTGATTGCCAAGCGTCCAAACATCGCTCAAAACACTGACCGGGTTTTGGGGAAGCGGCGGCACTTCATCTTCATCCGTCAGCCCCTCAACCGCTTCCACCAACATGCCGTTTAGTTCATCGTCATCAAAACCGGTTAACAGTAGATCATAATCAAGACCATCAAGATCAGACAGTTCAAGTTTCAGCAAATCAATATCCCACTCAGCTTCTTGGCTGACGCGGTTGTCTGCAATCCGATATGCTTTGACCTGTGCGTCCGTTAATTTATCTGCAATCTGCACTGGCACTTTTTTATATTTCAATGACCATGCCGCTTCTAAACGTGTGTGACCAGCAATGACCACCATTTGTTTGTCGACGACAATCGGCTGTTGCCAACCAAACTCTTTCAAACTGGCAGAAACCTTAGCGATTGCTGCCATGTTTTTTCGCGGATTGCGTGCATACGGCACTACATCCTCGATTGCCACCATTTTCACTTTCATAGAATAGAAACCTCCAAAAACTTGCTACCGCTAGGCGCGGCGCGGGGTCGCGCGTTACC